ATTGTAGCACAAATGATGGGTGATACTAAGATAAACCTATCATCAACAGAGGATTTATCTAAGGTTATCTACTCTAGAAAGGTACAAGATAAAAAACAATGGGCAGAATTATTTAACATAGGTATAGATAAGAAAACTAAAAGACCTAAACGTAGGCCCCGTATGACAGATAGAGAGTTCCAACACAATGTCGATAAGTATACTGATACTGTGTACAAAACAGTAGCTACACAATGTAAAACTTGTAATGGTTTAGGTTTAATTAGACACACTAAGGTAGACGGAACACCTTTTAAGAACATGTCAAAGTGTCCTGATTGTAAAGGTGAAGGCATGATATTCTTAGAAACAGAAGCCAAGGCAGGATTTGGTTGGTCCCCTAGAACAATTCATGACGCTTCTCAAGGTGGATTCAAGACAGATAAAGATACGCTCAATAAAATATCTGTGTTTGCAGAAGGTACATTAAAAGAATTTGTAGATAGTATTATGAGATACAGTGCAGTAGAAACTTATCTTAATACATTTATAACAGGTATCAAAGACAATACAAGAGAAGACGGAATCCTTCACCCCTCTTTTAATCAGCATATAACTACAACAGGAAGACTATCTAGTTCCAAACCTAACTTCCAAAATATGCCGAGGGGTGATAAGTTCCCTATCAAGAAAGCAATTACCTCTAGATTCTACAAGGGTAAAATTATTGAAGTAGACTTTGCACAATTAGAATTTAGAACTGCAGTATTCTTGGCTCAAGATAAACAAGGCATGATAGATATAGCAGACGGAGTTGATGTTCACCAATACACTGCAGATGTTATTGGATGTTCAAGACAAGACGCAAAGGCCCACACATTTAAACCTTTATATGGTGGAATGATGGGTAAGAAAAAAGAAAAAGAATACTATCAAAAGTTTTTAGAGAAGTACGAAGACATTGCAGAGTGGCATAAGAAGTTAGAAGATACTGCAATTAAATCAAAGATAGTAAGACTACCAAGTGGTAGAGAATATTACTTCCCTAATATCTATAGAAGAAAAGACGGCAGTAGTACACAATCTACCGCAGTTAAGAACTATCCTGTGCAAGGATTTGCCACCGCAGATATAGTTCCTATAGCCTGTATTAATGTATGGAATCTATTGAAAGAAAACAATATGAAGACATTATTAATCAATACTGTACATGATTCTGTGATACTAGACGTGCATCCGGATGAATATAATCAAGCCATAGAGGTCCTTAATAAAGGTTTTTCTAGCATAAAAGAATCACTAAAGGATAGATTTGATTGTGAACTTAATGTACCTTTAGACTTTGAAATAAAAAGTGGAAAGAATTGGCTTGACTTATCCACAGAATTGTGATATAATATATAGTATATAAGGAGACAAATATGTCAAACGAACTAAGTAATTTAGATAATCTATCAAACGATAAGATAATGGCCATGGTCGGACAAGATGTCGATATGGGTGGTTCATCTTTAGCTAGGTTATCTATTAACTATGAAGCAGAAGATAGTGACGGCAATGCTATCAAACGAGGCTTGTATAAAGTAGAAGGCACAAGCCAAGGTACAATGTATGCAGAGAAAGTTTCTTTTAGACCTTTCTTAAATACATTTCAGTACAAAAAATATGATGAGGAAAACGAACAGAATAATTACAAGACTGTTATGTTTAGAAGTTGGTCGGATTCTAAGATAGATACCAATGGAACTGAATCATGTGGAAGTGTACCCAAAGCAGAACGAGAAAATCTAGACCCTGTTGCAAAGATAGAACAGGAAAAGATTACTTGCTATAGAAATGTCTTTGGTGTTGTATCAGCAAAAGGTAAATCTTCAAAAGGTGAAGAGATTATTCTAACAAGTGAACCTGTAGTATACAGAGTAAGAGGTGTAAACTTTATGCCAATCGGCAACATGTTACAAAGTTTATCCAAACGTAATAAGATTATGTATAATACTTTACTTGAATTTGATGGTACAGAAAAGCATACCAAAGGCAGTGTCACTTACTTTGTTGCCAAGATTAAAGATGGCAATAAGGACGTTAAGTTTTCTGATACAGATAAAGAAACATTAAAAGGTTTCTTAGAGTATGTAGAATCAGAAAATAACTATGTTAAAGACGAGCATAGTAAAGCTAAGAAAAGTCATACTACTGCGTCAGATGTGTTAGATGACGAGATACTAAAAGAAGTAACCGCTTGACTTTCTTAGAAGAAGTAAAAGCATTATTGTCACAGGCCCAACACAAGCCTGTGGCAATACCTAAAGAGATACTGAAGCAGTTTCTTAAAGATTGTAAACAAGCCGTAGAAAAACAGTTTACACAGAAGAGAGAATCAGAATTTAGAATTAGAATGTCTAGCATTGGCAAACCTTTATGTCAACTACAAATGGAAAAGAAATATTCCGGTGGCAATGCTATACAGTCTTATGAAAACTATAATAATAAGTTACGATTTTTATTTGGGGATTTATTAGAAGCAGTTGTGATTATGCTTTTAAGAACTACCAAAGCTAATATACAAGGTGTTCAAGGTAATGTCAAGTACAAAACCAAATGGTTTGACATGAAGGGAACATATGATATAATAATAGACGATAAAGTTTATGATATTAAAACTGCATCACCTTTTGCTTTTGATAAAAAGTTTGGGGAGAGTGGTGGTGGGTTTGAAAAGGTTGCCAAGGATGATGTCTTTGGATATTTAACACAGGGGTATTTATATTCCGAAGCAACAAAGAAACCTTTTGGTGGGTGGATTGTTATTAATAAATCCACAGGGGAACTGTTGTTAAGTGAACCTCCACAAGATGATTCTGAATACAGAAAAGAAGCCATACAGAAAGCTTTAGATAATACTAAAGCACTAATGGAAGATAAACCTTTTGAAAAATGTTTTGATTTAGAAGAAGAAATGTTTTACAAAAAACCTACAGGTAATAAAATATTAGGAACAATATGTTCTTACTGCCCCTTTAAACAAAAGTGTTGGGGTGAAGACATACAATACTTACCTCAACAACAATCAAAGGCATCCAATCCTAAGTTCGCTTGGTATGCAGAAATAAATAATCCAAAGGAGGTTATAGCATGAAGCATAACTCAAACTTTAAATACGATTTAGAATGGGGTAAACAAGGGGAAACTGTTGTTGCTGAAATACAACAAGGGGAAAAGACTGAGGTAAAGTCTGAAAGAGATAAGTGGATTAAGACAGGCAACCACTATTGTGAATACCAAAGTAGAGGTAAAGAGAGTGGGATTAAAAAGACACAAGCAGAATGGTGGACAATTAATTTCTACAGTGGAGATAGATTTTGTTTTAACATAACATTAAAGACAAAAGATTTGAAAAGTATTATTGATAAGAATAACTTTAATAAAGTTCCCGGTGGGGATAATAATACTTCATGGGGATATTTAGTTCCTATTATAAAACTAATTGATTTTAATAATTATGGGAGTAAAGAATGAGGATAGTTAAGGACCCATTCACAGGAGATTTATTATTGTCTTTAGATTCATTTGAATCAAAGCAAGTAAAAGAAAAAGGATATGTAAAAATATCTACTACTAATAACTATTTTGGTTCTTTAAGAGTGTTGTATGAAGATTTATCTACAATACTAACAGAAGAACTAAGAACTATACAAACACTACAGGAGAAAAAGAGACATGAGAAACTACTTAATAAATAGTGAGGTAGTCCAAAGCATACTTAAATATATGTTCACTAGACCTTATGGTGAAGTGCATACAATTATTCAAGCCTTGGCTACATTACAGGAATCTAAAGATGAATCTGGACAAAAACAAGAAACAAAGAAAGTTTGATTACGTTGCTAACTTACTTAACTACTCTATCAATCTCAATCGAGATAGCGACATACAACTAGACTACAACTTTATTCAACCACAACAATTTAAACTTATAATGGACAGGGAGTTTCCGGATTATCAATACACCAATAATCTCTGTTCATTAATTAATTATTCAAGACATGAAGTAGATGAACTAAATAAAAAGATGACTACCTTTGTTAATGGATTGTATTAATCATACAAACTTAATATTTCTTCCATTACTTCTTCTGTTCGTTTTTTTAAGCCTGACATACCTTCTTCAGGTTCAAATATTTTAGTGTAGCCACCGCTTTCTCCTTTTTCAGGGTCTGTAAATTTTAAATTGTCTGCAGCATTTTTGTATAAACCATTTATCATACTATCAAAATACATAGGAAAAGAACTTTTAGATACACCCCAAAAAGAATTACGTATTAAGATTGACATAACTTCCTCCGATATATCATCAGGATTTTTATCAGATTGTTTTATACTATTTATTACCTGTCTTTTTTTTGCAAAGTAATCTCTTATTAACTCATCATCTAAGTCTGATTGAGAATACACTTTACCTATTTCGTATTTATCATTCGCTGTTACTTTATGACCATGGCCTATAGTAGCATACCCTCCTTGTGTCCCGTCTGCATAAACAATTCTACCATCATTTTCTATGGTGTCACCTTTCTTTAAATACTTATTTTTAGATTTAGAATCATCATATATTTTATTTTCGAATCCTTCTTTATTCCTTAAATAATCTAAATCCTTTTTTAATTGAGGTATGTCTTTTATCTGTATGTCAGGGCCTTCGTTTGAATTTTCTTTTTTTTCTTCTCCGTAGGCCCTAGCCATTAGTTTCGAGTCTCTCATTATTTCTTCACTAAACTTCCACCGAAGTAAAGTCCCACTATTGAAGACATAAGGTGAGTATCGAGCGGTGTAATCACTACACCCGCAAATGCTCTGTCCATTAGTATTTCTTTCTTCTCTATCAGAAACAAAAAACCCGGTTTAAATTCTGTCCATGTTAATATAACAGGTATATCTAAAAGCACAGGAACTATCTTAGGCCATGCGATAACAAAGAAGACAGCCGTCAAAGCTATGATTCTTCTTGTCCATTGAAAGCCTTTGTTCTCATATGTTCTTGCTTTATCCACAAAAGACATTTGAGTTTCTGCTCTTGCTAATAACATTTTTTGTTCTTCTTGTTTTGCTTTAATACTCTGGCCCCATATGGACATTACTCCACCTAGTAAGCTAGAGCCTAGCATTGTAATCATTTCTACTGGCAATCCACCTAACATTATTTTTCCTCCCCATCTGATAATTTGTCGAACCACCTAAAACCATAAGGGTCCACTCCGGCTAACCTACCGAAAAAAGTCATTTGAATCTTATTTATATTTTCCATAATTTTACCTACGTCTTTTACATACTCATCCTCATCTATAGAACCATCATCAAACTTCCTAGCAACTTGTTTTATTTTAGCTTTTTGTTTTCTTATTTGTCTATCAAAATCTATTTTTCTAGACCTAGCTAATGTTTCTATACTTTTATTACTTATCTTTATTCCAAAAGAATTAAGTAAAGCTTCACCTTCTGATTGAGGTACACGATAAGGAGACTCTTCTTGTTTTAATGCTCTTTCTAATTTTTTAGTAGAAAAAGAACCCGGAACATAAGGGAAGTTAGGTACGAGTTTTCTAGCAAACATATCTAATGCTTCCATTGTTTCTTCTACCATACCACCATCACCTCTTCTTGCGTCTTTCTCACCTCTAAATAAATCAAAACCTATTGCGGATTGTATAGCATCACCAACAATACCTAGAGAAGGTTGTAAAGGTTCCGGCAAAAAAGGAACACCTCTGTTTCCTTCAAAACTTAATACATCACCACCCGGAAATAGTCTACTAATATTTACAAATTTAGGCCTACCATTTTGGTCTTTCATTGGTATTCTTATAACTCTCTTAGGCATAAAAGGTAAGTCTCCAATATTACCTGCTTCATAATCTGGTAGTAATGCTCTTTCTATTTTAGCTTCTTCACCACCTATATAACCTTCTAAGTTAGTTAATCCATAACCTAGTGCTGCATACTTCGCAAATTTTGTTGGCCTCATAATTGCAGTTTCTGCAAGTATAGGGACCATTCTGTAAGTAAAAGATAAAAAAGGAGTTGCAGTATTTCTTAAATGATTAATGGCAGGTGCGTCTATATCATAATCTATAAATTGTTTTCTAGCAAATAGTGCTGCATTTTCATAGCTGTCACCCATTCTAATTCTATACATAAAAGCATTTAATCTAAACACATGGTCTTCTACTCTGTACCAATCTTCTAGTGTTCCTGTAATCTTATTCTCTTTAATGCCTTTTTTAATTTTTCTGTAGATATTTGTTGCTAATCCTATAGATGTATTCCATTCACTATCATTTGCTTTTGTAGTGTATATTTTTTCCATATCTTCAAATCTAAATTTTCTAGATTCTTGTTGTATAAAGTCAGCATCCATAACTCCCATTCTTTTTGCAAGTTCTACAACATCTGATTTATACCCTGTACCATTTGCATTTTTTCTTAAAGCTGTCCATGCTTCTTGTAATGGATTTACTATCTTACCATTCTCTCCTCGATAAGGTAATATAGGAACATCAGCTAAATCAGATAATATTACATTACCAAAAATATTATTAACATGAACAGTTGGATTCCACGCAGTTTTAGAAACCTTCCATAAACTATTTAATTTTTTATATTGTGTATATAATGCATTAGAAGAAACATCTTGATACTTTTGCATACCTGCAATATCTTTCCAAATACTTGCCGGTACATATTTACCTGCCAGTCTACCATATCTAGGTATATTTTTTCCTTCTATTTTTGTTAAAGGTATTTGTATATATTCTTCGTTTAATAATGGTGAAGGTCCTATCATATCTTTAACATTAGCAATTTTAAATCCTTCTATTTGTTTTTTAGTTTTACCAAACTTAGCTGCTACATCAGAAAAAAATTGATATTTAGCTATTGTTCTAGCTTGTATTAATCCTGTATACTCTATAGCTATAGCTGCATTTTCAACTTCACCCATCCACTTTCTTTCGGGTTTAGAGTATTCCCAACGTAAAGATATAGTATCTTTATTCTTTAGTAAAGTCTGTGTGCCATCTTCTTCTATTCTATATAGTTTATTATTTATTAATTTAACATCTTCAGGTAAATCCCAACCTCTATGATTTTTATCTACTACTTCATCAATAACATTTTTTACAAATCTTTGTTGTTCTAAATATTCTTTTACAGTGTAGTCTCTAAAAAATCCTCTGCCCCTTAACTCATCACCTATTTTTTTATATTCTAAATTTACAGGTCCTTTTATTTTACCACTACTTATTTCTTTTTTAACTTTCTCTAAATCTTTATATATTCTCATTAAATATTTACCTTCATTTAACTTAAATGTTTCTTTAGACATCATACCTAAATCAATATATTTCTGAGACATTCTTTTTATAATACCTCTTGTTTTTGCTGCAAGTCTAACTATACTTCTTTCTGTTCCTTTTACTGCAATGTCACCTGATAAAATATTATAAAGTATTGCATTTTCATCGGGAGTTAATTTTTCTGCTAACTTAGCCATCTTAACCATTTCACCTGCTAAAGAATATTCTAATCCCTGTGCATCTATTTGAAACTGTCTATAATTTTTAGGTATACCTGCTCTGTCAACAAACCATCTAGCAAATAATTCAGGATATGTTTCTACAAATTCTACTTCTTCACCCGGTTGTCCTAATTTAGTTCTTTTAACTAAACCCATTTGATTAGCAGTTTTACTTTTTAAAAATTTAATTCCACCATAACCTAATGCTGCACCTGTAAAAGCTTGTGCAAATCGTGTTGCTAATGATGGGGATTTATAATCATCTTCTATATCATAGTCACCGGCAAAACCAAAAGCACCACCCGCAAAAGCAGAACCACCTTCTCCTGTCTTAGCACCTTTTAATAATCGCTTACCTACGTGTTTTTCATAACTCTTTTGATAACCATTAAACATGGCCCCTAAAAAATTTTTAACTGGTTTAGACGTAGGTGTAGGGACATCATGTATTGCTTTAACATTAGGGAAAGGTAATTTATCTACTTTCTTTCTAAAGATATCTTTTACTGCATCAAAAATACTTTTACCTTCATCTACTATATCGGCATCTTTTCTCATTACTTTAGCTTCAGTACCTGTTGTTGTAATAGGTGAGACTTCACCTGTTGCTTCGTCTGCCGCTTTACCAATCTTAGAACTACCGGATATTTGTACAGTTGACGCACCTCTATCCATCATTTCTTTTTTAGTTAACTTTCTACCCAAAGGTATCATTTCACCTTTACCTGTAACCATAGTTTTTAAATTTTTTAAACCGCCCATAGCCGGAGATAATATACCCCCACCAACAGCACCTAATATAGCTTGTTTACCTCTAGAGTCTATGAAAGATTCTTCATCTACATAACCTGTAGCACCTGCTATACCACCAGATACCATCCCCATTCTCGCCATAGAATATATATTTTTTGCTTTACCAAAGGGTATTAACCATGAAGCGGGGTCTAGTATTGCACCGGCAAAATAAGCTGCTGTTACTAATCCACCATTTTCACCTCTCATTAACTCTGTAAGTTTCTGTTGATTGGCTTTCATTTGTGCTTTGTCAAATCCTGTAATTTGTTTAATACCTCTGTAGGTATCTTTTAATCCTAAACCAAATGCAAACGAATAGGCATTATTAACCTCTGGTGGGTCAACCGACTCCATATTTTCTATGAGTCCATCTTCTTCTTTTGTTTTTTTCTTTTGGGAATTGATAGAAATGGTGGGACCACCATCTGATTCTTGAATAATACTATTTATTGAAGAGGTTTTTGTAGAAAGTCCAATACTAATTTTATTTTCTTTTTTACCAGACTCCTCTAAAATACTATTTATGTCTGACATTTTAAGATAATCCTAGTGCTGTATTTATTTTATCGACTATAGCTGCATCAGATTCACTTAAACCTTCTGTAGTTAATGCTTTTGATTTTTCTACTCCTCTCTCTCTATCTAACTTATTATAAATTTCTTTAACTTTATCTTCTGATAAATCCATGTATTCTCCAAAAGATAATGTGTCTTTATACTCTTGTTTAAACTTAGGTTTATCTGCTTGGAAATCTATAGTTTTAGCATCTTCAACATCAGGTTCACCTTCATCTAATGCTCTTTCTTTTATTGTTTCTGCTGATAAGTTTGCTTCATCTTTTTTAAATTGTTCAAGTCTATCTTTATATATTTTAACTTCATCAGGTCTGTTTCGAGTTTCTAAATCTTTAATTACACTTTCCATTTTAGATATATTTCTTTCTTCAAGGGCTATATTAAATGCATCTTCTGCTTTTTCCAATATAGGTGAGGCATCATTAGCATTATTTAAGAATTGTAAAGCATCGCCTCTATAGGAAGGATTGTTCATCATTTCTACAATCTCTGCAATAGCTTGTGTTCTGTTTCCACCAAATCCATTATCAATTAAAGTATCTGCTTGTTTATCAATTTGTGCTACATTGTCTGCAAACTGTGGATTTACAACTCTATTGCCAGTTTTATCTCCTATCTTGTTAACTTCATCCATATAGTAATTATCATAGATACTAAAATTATTTTGTACTTCAGATAATTTTAAACTTGTCTTTAAACCTATACCTGCACCTGCAGTAAAATCTGTTTTTAATCTTTGAGATTCAAGAGTTCCTGCTTCTGCTTGTATATCTTTTACACCTCTATCTTCTATATCTCTTGTAAACAAAGTAGAAGTACCTTTAAATAAACCTACTTGGTCTTGTAAATTTTGATTTAATTCTGATTCTTTTAACTTTAATTGTTCTTGTCTTGATTGAATAAATCCTGTATCAGTAGGTGCTGCGTCTTTATATTTATCTAATTCTGTTCTAATTTCGTTTGCATTCATTCTATCAAATATAGATAATCTGCTTGGGTCTGTGCCTACAAAACTATTTAGTGCAGGTAAGTAATCATCTCCTGCTGCAGTAGCTACTGTTTTAAATGTATTTATATTTTCTTTCTCTTCGTCAAAGTATTCATTATATTTTTTTTGTATTTCATTTTTTTTATTAACTGCTTTTTCTCGATAGGTATCTATCCTATCTCTCATATCATTTCTTTTTTCTTCAATGCCTGTTAAAGCACCTGTAGCTATTTGTCTAAAAGTTCTTGAACTTAATAATCCCATTATTCTTCCTCCTTCTTAGGCTTACCCATTAAACCTGTGTTAGGTGTTTCATCTTCTACTTCTTTCATTTCATCTTGTTCTTTAGGGGATGTTTTAATCACAGTTCTAATTAATTGTTTTGTTTCATCTTGTTTAGGTTTACTTAATTTTATTTTTTCAATACCTGCTTTTTTACCAATGGCCATAACCATTTTAGCAACAATAGGTGTTAATAATAATCCTGTATCAGGAGTAAATTTACCTTCTACAAATCCTGCAAATATAACTACTTTAGTTATTTCTTCTACAGTTAATCCTGCCTCTAATAATATAATTACTTTTTCCATAGCGGCATCGGAGTGTAGTCCTTCCCATATCTGCATAGATGCGTCTTCTACTGTAGCAAATTGTGGTGCATGTTCCCAAGGATAATTTTTAGGTGTGTCTGTTAATGATTGACCTGCTACAGGTGCATCAAAGGGATTCGTTGTTCTTTCTGCCATTACATATCTCCCATATAATCTCTTAAATAATTATCCCAAAACTGTTGTGTTTGTTTATAAGATACTTGCTGTATCATTGCAGCTTCACCCGGTGCTGCTAGTTCTTCTTGACGAGCATACCCATAACTATCTGTCCCCATTTTGTACTTATCAAAATCAGGTCTATATTCTTTTGCTTGAGGTAGGCCCCCATCTC